CGCTGATGTAGCCCTGGGCCATGCCTGCTTTGATGGTGATGTCCAGCAGATACTTCAGGTTCGGCACCACCTGGACCTTCTGATTCCTCTCGACGTAGCTGTACCAGTTCTCCATATCGCTTTCCCCTGTGGAATTCTCCCCCGCTGGCGAACGCCCGAATAACTTTGTCTGCGGAATATTGGTGACTGCCGACAGCATATTACATGTGCTATCTATAACATCTTTCACACCGGAAAAGGTAATCTGCTTGTAGTCGTAATCTTCTCCCTCCGCATCAATGGCAATGCTATTGATTATTCCCTTCGCTAGGTCAATCATCCTCAGCCTGTCAAGAACTTTGTCCTCCCCTTCATCGGTGGCAAGCAACTCCGCAAGATCCTTCATCTTGTAAATCGCCTGTACCGCCCTGTCGAGCAGCTTAACACCATTTCCATGGGAAATGACTGTTTTCTGGAGCGCATCATTTATTCTGGCATACTCCGGCATACCAAAGAACCGATACTCCGTCCTTGTGCTCATGGACGGCAGGATGCCATTCTTAAACAGCAGGCACCGGCTCTCATGCACTCGGAACGGAGAACCATATGTGGGAGCAACATCATAAAACTCCGGCATTCCAAATTTCGAGGTATGCTTATCATTGGGCTTATAATTATAAATGCTCTGGTAGTCTGGCGTGACGAGAGGCCTCTCGAACACAAGCAGCTCATCAATTCCCCGTATATTATCCCAATCCATAGGTTCGCCAAGGTCTTGGCCATCGTCAATCAGCATGACCATTAAGGCGCCGCCATAAAGCCTGGACCATTTGATTGCCGTTGCGGCCTTTTCCTCAAAATCCAACTCTTCCAAGGATTTGTTGATGAACTTCACCATTTCAGTGTCCGTTATGCCGTAAGAAAACCCACTGCTCACCGCTTCATCCGCTGGTATGTCAATAATTTTTGCAAACAGTCCATTTTCCTCATAATTGATGGTAAGCTCAATATCCGTTACCGGATCACCACTTTCAAATCTGTAATGCTCCGACACATCATCTTTTGTGCCGTATTTATTCATCAAATTTTTATACCCATCGGCTCTCTGCTCTTTGCTCTGCCCTTCCTCTTTCTCCTGCATCATCTCACCTCCTCTAACTGGCTAAGCTGCCGATATTAAATACCTTTTTCTCATAACATGACAAGGCGACCGCATCTGCCCTGTCTGGTGACGGGATCTCCCGCTTCTTCATTTCCTCTTTACTTTCCAGAATCATCTTGCCCCTGCTCGTCAGCCGGTATTTCCGGCATGAAAACTGTGCCACCATTTCATTGTCATTTTCCAAGCTGATTTCCTCTGCAATCAGCTTGTCTTTGACCGTTCCCCATAGATAGGTAGTCATATTATCATAAATATACCCAGCTTTCACTTTGCCCTTTCCATCCTCAACCGCATCATCAGGAACCTTTGCGGCCGCATTGACCGGGACAATCACCATGCGATTCAGCTTTTCCTCCCGTTGCACCTCTTCCAAGCGATCTGTCACGCCACCGCCGAGGCCGCAATCGTCAATGTTGACATATATCTTGCCTCGGTATGCTGGATACTCTGAAATAACTTCCCGGTAAAGCAACACAATCTTTCCAACCGTTGTCATAAGACTTTGCCCCCGGAACATCACCGGCAACGTGATTTTACCTCCAACATTCTTTGCTATCACCGTTTCATCTGAACCATAGCGGGCGACATCGACGCCAAAGGAAATACGCTTAATTGGCGCATCTTCCGGCAAATCAAGCATAGTGCAATGCTCTATAATGGAAAGCATGATAAATACATCGTCTTCCTGTTCTGGAAACTCGCCATCTACCCTTACCCGGACGACATTGCTTTTCTTCCCATACTTCCTGTCCAGGGAAGCGATATTCTCTTTATTGGTGCGTGGGCTGTTTCTGGAGGAAACTGTATGGCATTTATACTGAGATCGATCACCATTAAAAGCATCAAAAAAAGTGCCGGATGTCCTCGTGGGATTCCCGCACATCAATAACTTATTATTTTCACCAGACAGTGTGCCGAGTACAGCCTCCATAATTACGTCCGCAACGCCAGAAGCTTCATCCACTATAAAGAGCATATTGTCCTCGTGGAATCCCTGCATATTCTCTGGCTTTGTAGCAGTCCTGGCTACCGCAAACCAACGCTTTTCATAATTCCGCATATAAATATATGTCTTGGTCCATTTTAGGATTTCTGAGAGCAAAGGAGACTTGCTCATCCATTTGCTGACTTCGGACCACAACACATCATGCAGCTGCTGCTTCGTTGGAGCTGTCGCCACAATCCTCGGAAATGGAAAGCAGCACAGGAACCACAGCAGCGCCACGGCCTCCATTCCTGTCTTGCCAACGCCTTGGCCTGATTTGATGGCAACCTTTGAGCTTATGGCAAGGTCATTCAGTGCCCCCGCCTGCCATTCGTCCGGCTCAAACAGCAAAACCTCCCTCGCAAATACAACCGGCTCCTTCCGGTAAACAGGCACCCTCTCCTGAAAGAATCGCTTGCGGATCACATTATTATTCCTGTTCATCCGCACCATCCTCTCCAATAACAGCAGAAATCCAATCATCAACTACAGCGCATCCCGCTGTTTCCTGCTCTAACTTTTCATTCTCCATTCTAATCTTTGCCAGTGCCTCTATTGCCTTTGTCTTTGCCCTCTGCACTTTGGTCAATTCAGCCTCCTGGGCCATTATACTGTTCATGACAGCTTCCGTGTGTGTAACACTGGTTTCTGTCACCTTCTTATATTTTCCGGCGCCAACGCTCTCCCCGTCAAAATCTGTCACATCCTCCACCTTTTTGGTCTTGGATACCGCTTTTACGGATAGCCCATGGTTCTCTGCTTCCAGTTCCCGGTAGAGCTTGATCTTCTGCATCAGACGGCGCTCCCGTATGGAGAACATTTGCAGCTGCATAAGCAGGTGTTCTTCCTCGGAATCCCCCATGCTTTCAATCATACCTAGTTCTTCATCATCCAGGGCGTCCCAATATACCTTGGAATAGGCTCCATGCTTTTCAGCGTTTCTATTACGAAGCATGGCCGGTTTACAACCTTTTGCGTTCTGATTACCAGGCTGTCCGCCCCGTTTCTTTTTTTGCAACGTTGCATTCTTTTCTGCATCATCGTTTGCAACGTTGCGTTTGTTTTTTTTTGAGGATTTTTCTCCCCATTTTCCCCTGTTTTTCCAACTGCGGACAGTCCCCTCTGGAATGCCGAGTTTTTTAGCAATATCAATAAGTTTCGTTCCTTTATTGAACAGCTTCTCGGCTTCCGCTTTTTTCTCATTAGACGCACTCGGCATACCACCACCTCTCTCCTATTCGTTTGTTTTCCCAAAACAAGGGGAGCACAACGCACTCCCCCGCATGTATCCTCTTACGAATACTATTTGTTAAAACATTAAATCTTCGTTATAAACTCCGCTTTCGAGAACCCTTTATCCGGCTTGATCATCATTTTAAGAAAATCCTCTTTGGAGAACTCTGAAAGCCGGAAGATTTCCTCCGGCCTCATTCCCAGCTGCTTCCCAATCTCTTCCACGGATTTTCCCTCTGCCATCAGCTCCTTTACGATTGCTTTCATGGGTCCCAGCAGATGCGTACCTCTCGCCCGGTTATGGGTAACAGTTCCATAGATATTCCCGGCCTTATCCTTATGCTCCACAATTACCACCGGCACTTTCCCGTCCAGCATGGAAACCAAAGGCTCTTCTCCGGCAACCGTCCATCTGTGGAACCCGTCAATAATCGTAAAATCCGGTCTTACCACAATCGGCAGGGTCCAGCCATTGGCAAGTATGGATTGCTTTAGCAGTTCCAGGTTCTGTTTTGATACTTTGTTTGGGTTGTAGTCATTCGGTTTTACACTCCCCCTGTCTACCCACCGGAGCGTTGACAGTGGACCAGAAATCTTATTATCCATTCGGCAGCCCCTCCTTTTTCTTGGCTTCTGTAATGTATTTCCCATAAATCCGCTGATATAACGCCCGGAATGTACGCTGCT